GCCAGTGCCTCATAGCGCCGGTGGGTTGAAGTCAGGATCACCTTGGCGCCTACCGCATAGGCTGTCCCCGACGCCCAGACCAGGTGGTCGTTCTCCGGGGCCGTGCTGCTGGTTAGCATCGCGTCCGTCAGCGTGGTCGGCCGGATCAGCTTCATGCCGCCGCCCTCACGGCTAGGGTATCGCCGTCTGGCGTTACCCGTTCGAGGATGCGGGCCGTCTTGCTGGTGCCGGACGCGATCGTTGCCGAGGCAATCCGCTGTTCATCGCGCAGATCTGCCATTTCCTGACGCACCGCGCGCAATTCATCGAGCAGCGCCGACTGGCCGTCATTGGCCGGAATGGTCGCCGTGCCCATCTGGTTGTCGGCGAACTGCTCCCACCAGCTTGGATCCAGATTGCCGGTCGCAGCCGTTTCTGCATCGGCATTGGTGCCGGCAGCCTCGGTTATGATCGCCAGCGTCTGCTCGAGGCTGGCGGCCGTCAGACCCTGCAGGCGCGCCAGATCTTCTGCCGACCGTGCGGTATTGGCGGCAACCGACAGCAGTGCCTGGCTGAGAGCCGGCAGCGCCCTGGCGGCCTCCTGGTCCCCGCCTCGCGCCAGCATGGAGGCATTGTTGAACTTGGCCAGCGCTTCAGCATAGCTGCCTGATCTGGTGCCTATAACGCCCCGGATCCGTTCGATCTCGGCAATCAAGGCATCGGTGATCGCCGCCCAGGCCGAGCGAAGCTTTTCAGCGGCATTGGCGGCGGCTTCGGCTGCCTTCTTCTGGTCTTCAAGGGCCCAGATCTGCTGCTGCAGCGCGCGGTTGCTTTCATCGAGCTGGGCAAGATCGAGCGCCCGAAGCGCCGCAGTATTGCCCTGAACCTCCAGCAGCTGGCGTTCGAGCGACAGACGCTCGTCGGCAATGGCGGCTGCACTTGCGGCGTCCTGGGCCGCGCCAATGAGCTCAGCAAAGGCGGGTGCCAGCTGGATCAAGGTGACATAGGCCGCGCGGCCAGCCTCGGTGGTCAGGTCTTGCGCTTCGACGAGCGCCCGGAAGCCTGCGATGCTTTGAGGAAGCCCAAGCCCAAGGCTCTCGAACACCCGGGCCATCTGCGCGGTCTGGGCCGAGGCCTGCTCAGCCTTGCTGTAGTAGAGCGCAAAATACTCGCCCGTCGCCGAGGTCATGTCGCTGGCCGAACCGAACAGGTCCAACAGGTTCATCTTCGCCGCAAGGGTCAGATCCTCGACCGACGTGCCGAGCAGGCTGATCGAGGAACTCACCGCCTCGACGCTCGATGCAACCCGGATCAGCGTCTCGAAATAGCCTTCGCCGACCTTCTGGAATTGCTCGAGCCCTGGCACGGCATAGCGGGCCAGATTGTCGGCCGCCGCGCCAAAGACGGCGGTCAGCTTCTCCTGGATTTCAGCGCCCGTCAGACCCTTCAGATCGATCTTGCCGATGTTGACGACGAAACCCTGCAGACGGGACTGGACCTCACCAAGCGACAAGCCCAGGGGCCCGGCTGCTGCCGAGATCGCATCATAGAAGCCTGAGAAGATCAGCGCGAACTGGCGCTCGAGCTCGGCATCAGCCGCCGAATACTGGGTCGAATAACTCGAGCCCATGCTGATCCCGAGGAACTTCTTGGTCTTCTTGACGTCGCTGTAATAGCTCGCGTCAAAACCGCCGGAGAGGATGTCTGCCAGCGACTGGCCGCGTCCAAAGATGCCCTGGCCGGTGATGGTGGTCTTGGTGCCGAACAGTGCGCCGAACGCTTTGCCGACGAGCCCGACCAGACCTCCCAGAATGCCGCCGATGATGGGGATCTTGTTCAGAACGGCCCCCACGCCTTCCAGTCCCCTGCCGATGAGGCCGGTCACGCCCGTGGACTGATAGCCGGTGTTTACACCTGCAGCCGAGGCTTCAGCACCATTGGTTCGGATAATAAGATTGGTGAGCCCGCCGATGTTGGCCTCGATGTTGCGCAAGGAAGCCAGCATGGCGGCGGAGTAGCGCATGGTCAGCGTGTCGACCTCGCGCAGGTGATCGATGGCCTTGGCAATGCTCTCCGACTTGGCCGTGCTGTCCCCGAACACGGTGCCGGTGCCATCATTGGCGGCAGGCAGTTTTGGAGACCCGCCAAAGGCGCCGCTGATCGCGACACCGAGCGAGGCAATGACGCCGGCCGTGATGGCCCCTGCCGCAATGTTGAGCGGAAACGGCAGTGAGCGGATGGCGTTCACCACGGCCTCCACCGCCTTGATGCCGGTTGTAATGATCGAGTTGCCCTGTTCGACGCCAGCACGAGCGGTGTCAGATGCCGCCATGGCGGTGTCGCTGGTGACCTTGGCTGCCGTCTGCGCCCCGATCAGTCCAATCTTCACCGCCGCATTCTTGATGGCGATCGCTAGTTCAAAAGCGCGGAACACCTTCTCAGCGGCAAGCAGCGCCTTGTAGCCGTCCGAGCCTTGCCTAAAGAAGCCCTTCGCAGCCGAGGCGAGATTGCCATAGTGGTTGATCTCTGCCGATGCCTGTGCCGCACGCGCGTCGGCATACTGAAACGAGGTGCGTCCATATTCGCGCTCGGCCTCAGCCACGCGCTGGGCTGCAGCCACCTGCGCCGAGGCAAAACGGGTGATCTCGACCGTGATCGCTCCAATTGCCCCGCCGACCGAGCCGAAGGCATCGGCCATGTTCTGGGCCGCTGCTTCCGTGGCCGAGACCATGTCTTCCAGGCTTTGGAGGAACTGTTCCTGTCCGCTTTGCGCAAAGTCTGCTTCCATCAGCTGAATGCGTGCGGCCCGATACCGCTCCCAGGCTTCAACCCCGCGCTCGAGCACGATCTGTTCGCGCTCGGCTTCGAGATTGGCGAGTGCCTGCGCCCGGGCCGACTGGCCAAGCAGAGCGACCTGCTGTTCGAGCGGGCCGACCGTCTGGCGCAGGAACTCCGAGGTAGCAAAAGCGCGGGTGGCCTGTTCCCAGGCTTCACCGGCTTCGAGAATGGCAATGCGCGCTTCGTCGGTCGGCGCCTTGAGCGCTGCCATCGCGACTTCCATCCGCTTGATCTCGATCGGAGTCTTGCCGATCTTGGCGGTCTCAAGCGCGAGATTGGCGGCAAAGTCGCGGGCAGCCTGGAGCGCGCGTTCGGCTTCAGTTTCCTTGGGGCCCTTGGTGCTGCTTGCCCGGTCGGTGCTGTCGCTGCGGATCTCTTCCGCCTTGGCGGCAAGCCGGGCCTTGGCAGCAGCGATGCTGTTTTCCCGCCACCGAGCTGAAAAGGCGTCCATCATGCTCATCGCATCGCCAAAAGCAGACGTGAATTCATCGCGGACCTGCGCGCCCATGCGGGCGGTAGATCCGGCAAAGCTGTTTTCCATTCGCGGCAGAGCAACGCTCTCGATCCGGGTGATGGTGGCAAGCCCAACGCGGTCAAGTACCGGGTTCACCCATTCGGCGAGCCAGTTGAGGGCTGCGATCGCTTTGTTGGCGAGGTATTCGATCCCGCTGATTGCCAGATTGGCGGCGCCAACAGCGGCTTCTCCGATAACGCCGGGCAGTGCAGCCCACGTCACGCGGATCGCATTGAACCCGCCAACCCAGCCTGCATAGAGAATGGCGACGGCGTATTTGCCAGCAGTGAGGACGGCCTCAAAGGCCGTGACCGCCCAGTCCTTGAGTGTCGAGAATACCGAGCCCAGGTTGAGCCCATCCGAGACGGTCTTCCACAGCCCCTTCATGGTGTCACCGACGGTGATCCCGACGGGGCCCAGCTTTTCCATTTCCTTCTTGGTGAGACCGAGGCTTTGCGCATAGCGGTCGAACTCGCCCGTCTGTTTGACGCTCGACTGGAACAGCTTGAAGGCGCCGAACGCGAGTGCAGCGGCAGCAGCGGCTGCGAGAAGATAGGGGTTTGCCAGCGCTGCCGCCGCCGCACTGGCTGCGAGCCCCAGCAATGCCCGGGCCATGCCGCCGATGCCGACACCGGCCTGCATGGCGATCTGCCCGATCTGCGAGCCCTGCTGCATGAACACAGTCATGGGTTTCTGGCCGGAGAACAGGCCGACCACCATGTCGTTGAGCTGGAAGACGAGGTTTTGGACGTGATGCCCGGCAAGCTTGGCCGAGCCGCCCATGCGCGTGACACCGCCGCCTCCGACTGCATTGAGCGCCCGGTCTGCACGCGAGGCGCTGTCCGCCATGTCGCCCATCGCGCCTGCCACCGTGCGCTTCATGTCAGCCATCTCCTTCTGGAGCCGGGCGACGTTGGTGATCATTTCGATTTCCAAGGTGCCTGCTTTCACGTGCTGGGCTCCTTCGATATCATCAGCGCCCGGAAGGCATTGGACACTTTCCGGGAGACTTCATCACGATTGAGAACGGACGTGGCCGTCCATGGCGGCGGGCAATCCGGCTCGCGGGCGCGGACGGTTTCAGCGACGAATTCGACAGAAAGCCGTCGCAAGAGGCGGACCAGCCACGGAGGCAGATCGAGCCCCATGCAGTGCTGCCACTCGCCAATCGTGGCCCAGGAGATGGGGACTGCGCCCATCGCGCCGGGATCGGTGGGGCCGACTTCCATGAGCCAGTCGATCACCCAAGGGGTGCGAATGGGTGGAAAGTCAGGAGTAAGGTCGTCGATTGCCATTCGCTGCAGCCGGGTCAGCGGTTCGCTCTCCGGATCAGGCTTTGGCGTTTTTCCAGTGCGCGACTTGGGCGCGGTGCCCAGCCACGCCAGTTGTCGCACGTAAAGGCTCAGCTCTCGGCCGAGCTCTTCGTAAAATTTGCCCAGTCATTGATGTGAGCGGCGACCTGCATGGCGATGAACCCGATCGAGGGATCGGCATAGGCCTTGCGAAACAGTTCCTGGCCTTCCAGCCCGTCGGCGGGCGGATAGGTGAAGCCGTTGAAGCTGACCGTGCAGGCAGCCAGAAAATCAGCCTGTTCGGCGAGCTTCTCCTCGGCCGACTGGTCCATCTTCCCGCGCTTCTTGATCTTGTCCATCAGCTGGTTCTGCTGGCGAGCCTGGGCGCGCTGGTAGACCTTCGAGCCCGGGCCGTAGACCGTGATCGAGAGGCGCTTGCCCTTCTCGTCGAACAGCGGGGCATCGTCGCCGCCCACCAGTTCGAGGGTCGAGGTATCGGTGGCGGCGAGCGTCGTGATGTCGAACATCAATGTTCTCCTTGGCAATGTCGCAATGTTCTGGGAAATGCCCGCACGAGTGCGGGCGTGGCGGAATTGGTAGACGCACCAGATTTAGGTTCTGGCGCCCAACAGCGTGGGGGTTCGAGTCCCTTCGCCCGCACCATGCCGATATGGCTGCGCGGATGTGGCGGAATGGTAGACGCCCGAGACTTAAAATCTTGTGAGGGTATCCTCGTGCGGGTTCGAGTCCCGCCATCCGCACCACAGCATCATTACGGCGCCAGCACCTCAACGATACCGACACCAGCGGGATTGGCGGTGAGTTCGAGGGTCACCGTGGCAGTGGTAATCTGATCGACCGAGCCAACATTGACCTTGAAGCTCATGACCTGCGCCTGGAAGTAGTACTTGTCGCCGTTCTGAGTGGTGACGAGGAAGCTGTGATCAGCGTCCGAGAGCGAGGCGGATTTGAGCAGGATCTGGCCGGCATCATCTGTGTCGAGGCCCAGCTGGATCTGCATCGTACCCTGGTTGAAGCTGCCCTTCTTCTTGACGACGCCGCGGCTGCCGACTGGGTTGAAGGTGACGAGATTGAACTCGCGGCCGAACTCACCGAGGTCGGAGACTTCGCCGACCACGGTCATGGTGAGCGCATTGTAGCCGGTGGCGTCAAAAGTCGCAGGGGTAGAGGCCGACACCTTCAAGGTGGTGCCGGCGGAAGTCCGAACGGTCATGGCAATGGGTCCTTATGAAGGTGAGGCTTCAACGCGCCTCGTTGAATGAGACGCGGAAGTCCTGCGTCTGCATGTGGATGCCGGTCTCCTCGTCGAGGAAATCAGGACCGGTGGAGTCGGTGTGGACGGTCACGTCAAAGAGCCCGTCGATGGTGGGCATCTGGTCGGCCGCCGCCTGGCGGACAGCTGCGATAATGGCTTTCACTTCAGGGTAGGTTCGGGCCAGAACGGTCACCTGCACGCGCTCGGTGACGCGGCGTTTCGCGCCCGGCGCAGGAATGTTGCGGTCGACACTGCTGACCGACATCAGCGATATCGCCGGCAAGTCCGTGCCTTGGGGCAGCATTCCAGCGGCTATCCGTGCGACAGGGACGAGCGAGGTCAGCCCGGTGTCAGCCACCAGGAGCGAGCGGACCGCAATAACGCCGTTCATTCGTCATCGACCTCCAGGGTCGGTGCCTTCAGGTTTCCGATCTGCACGCGATGGGCAATGTAGGAGCCCATGGCGTTCACCGCTTCCTCGGCTTTCTGGTCAAGCGCTGGGCGCAGGAAGGGTTTTGCGGCGTGACCCGGGTGCATGACGACGGGGCCGACGAAGTTCTCGCCGATCTTGAGGCTTCCGCGCTTCACCATCTTGTTGATTGTGCCGATACCGACTTTGCGCGGGCCGCGCCGGGTCTCACGCACCGGCTTGTCGGCCTCTGAAACCGAGATCAGGTGGGGTGCGACCCCATATTCAATGAACAGGCCAAGATAGGAGCCTTTGCCCCGCAGTTTGACATAGGACGAGAGCTTGGCGCCCTCGGTTCGGGTGCCAATCCCGATCGCTCGCTTTAGCTGGCCGGTCTTCACCGGCACATTGGCCTTGGCCTGCTGCTGGATCACCTTGGCGCCCGCCCGCAATCCGCCACGGATCACGTTGCGCTCCAGGTTTTTGGGCAGTTCATCGAGCAAACGCAGCAATTCAGGGCCACCCTTGAGCCGGATCGTCATGGTGCAGCTCCTTCGCTCGAATGTTCCTCGACCATAAACTCCATGGCCTCCCGCCGCCCCAGCGTTGCCGGGCCGGAAATGATCTGGTGGACGCGTTTATCGATGATGACCCGCATGTCTGCGGCGAGCCCTGCCAGGTACCGAATGCGGATCCGGGCAGGACGTCGACCAATCTGGATGCTGTCGGCCAGGCGCTCGGCCTTGGACGGGAGAATGTCCTTCACCTCGGCCCAGACGCAGGCGAACTCGGTCCAGGTGACCTGTTCGGTGCCATATTGCGGGTCCCGGGTGACCGCCCTGCGCTCAATTCGGATCCGGGTATCGAGCTTCGAGGCTAGATCCAGCGGCATTGGAGCTGCCCCACGAGCGTGTCGAAGGCGAGACAG